TCTGAAGAACATTATCAGCTCTTCCTACGGTAAGATCAACCTCCCTTACAAGTATCCCAGGAGATAATTGAGGAGTCGCCATGTTTTTCTCCGTTGTCTCAGTTTATCTAAGAATATTTAGAATTTTGACTATTTTCAACGGGGAAACGTGACGCGAACTACCAATCTGGATAGTCCCAATCCAAAAATGGTGTTTGTTTCTTTCTATTATCTATAATTCTTTTGATAGTACATTCCTTACATTCGTATGAATATGATGACGCAACTGCTCCTCTATCTTTTCTTGTTCTATAATATCCTTCTATTAAATTTTTAGTCTCTCCACACACCCTACACTTTCTATCATTCAGAAGCAGATGCCCCAGTTTTATCTGCTTATCTAAATCCATCAATACTTCCACATATAATCCATACCACCAGCAGTCTCGCCATATTCGGATGCACCAAACCAACGATCACCTTCACTGTCTGTAAAACTATCACTACCCAGTCCATCATCCATAAATCCAAATGGTGCCATGTCTTGTTCAATCTGATTCTTCTGCTCTTCGTAAAGTCTCTTCCTGATGTCTTGATCAGTGAGTTCTTTAAAGTAATCTTGAGCAACTAACCAAGCATAAATGACAAGACACATTGCCAAGTCATCGTGACAACCATCTTCAGCCTCAAAAGAATTATTCTTTGAGATAAAAGTAGTAAGTTCTGATATAATATCTAAATCTTTGAAAAGGAGTTTATCCTCTTCAATCATAGTCTTTAAATTAAGTGCTCCAACCTTTTTGACTGTCTTAGACATCTTTACGCCTAATTGAGTCTTCTTACCAGAGAATCCTTGTCCTACAACTTGTCCTGCCCTACCTCTCATAGAGCACATCAAAACATTCTGATACTCTAAGTCATAATGAAGAAGTGATGCGACTTGATCACCAACATCATTGACTTCGCACAACACATATGCACTGTTATAGTTTTTCGCTACTTCCCATATAACATTTGGGAATAACATTGGTTTGATGTCATTGTTTCTATACTTGGCAACAACCTTATGAGGGAAAGATGTAATATCAACACATATAAATGCCGAATAATCTTCTCCTACACCTCTTGCAACGTCAACTGTAATCACATAATCGTGATCTTTCATTGGTTGCTCATACACTTCTAACCCCGCATTTGATTGTATGGGGCGATCATAAACTAATGCTTTTAATTTACTGGCAGCGATAAGCGTGTCAATAGATCCTAAGAACTCACACTCAAACTCAATCTTGAACTGTTGTTCTGATGTGTTTGCAATGGTTTGTTCTTTCCAAGCTTCGTCTCTACCTGGAACTTCACTCCAGTGAACGTCGGTTGGAATATATTCATTCTTACTCTTCTCTGCATCACTCCACATACGGTAGAAGTGATTCATACCGTGAGGAGTGGATACAATGATTACCTTGGTGTTTTTACCAGAAGTAATAGTAGGATAAACAGAGGCAAAGAACGAGTCAGCAATGTGATTCGGGACGAACGCGAACTCGTCGAGAAAGAGGATGTTAAATGACATACCTCGGACAGCACTTGCAGACGTAGATGCTGCCAGTATCTTACTTCCATTCTCTAACTCCAGTGAACCCTTATTCCAAGCAATAATACCCTGCTGCATCCACTTAGGCAAGTTCTCGTATGCAGTTTGTAATCTGCCTAAAAGTTCCCTAGCTGTTGCTGCTTTGTTAGCGAGTATGCCAATATTAACGCTGTCATTGAAAACCGCGTAATGCAGAAGATAAGAAACCACCGTAGTAGACTTGCCAGTCTGGCGCGGCATTTTGCAGATGTTAAATCTATTTTCATGGAAGTTAGTGATTAACTTTTCCTGAAATCGATATGGTTTGAAAGGAACAAGTCCTTCATCCAAACTAACAATCTTTACATACTTATTGGCAAAATAAACCGGATCCCGTTGACACTGAACAAATTCGATGATTTGCTCTTCAGTAAACTCAATCGGGGTATTCGCTTTTTTTAGATTAGGATTGCCAAGATATACATTATCAGACATAAGTTATCAACAGTTCCAGGCTCTTAATGATTTATTGATTCTGCTATCGGGATCATTAGCAGTTTTGGCAGAAGTTAGTTTCTTCTTCATTCCTTTCATTCTTGCACAGAATGAAGCTCTTCTCTTATTACCTACCTTCTTAGAAGGTGCTTTTAGATCAGAACCTGGATTTTCTCTTTCGTAAGACTTACGTCCTTTTTCATTAAGTCCACCCTCTTTGTTTTTACCTGCTTTTCTTGTCCAAGCAGCAGATTTTTCAAGGATTGCTTCTTCTTTTTTCATTTCATCAGCATCTTTTCTCAATGCTTGATTTCTCTTCTTAAGAATCTGCATGTCGATTTGTCCCTTCTTCTTTTGAAGAGCAATCTCTTGAGGAGAAAGAGGTTTCTCCATTTCATCTAATGTCCCTTGGGCATCCTCAAGGATTTCTCCTGATGTTGTTGCGTCATTTGAAGCAACTTCATCAATTGTTGAGACTTCTCCTGTTCTTTCTTCAGTGACTTTGAAAAGTGGTTGTCCTGGTTCATAGTCTGAGACTCTGAAAAACGTTAGTTTTGCGCCAGGATAAACTTTGTTGATTTGATCGCTAACATCAGATCTACTAGGGATGCCAACTCTAGGGAAGAACATCTTAATCATAAAACTTCTGCCTCTGAAGACAAAATGCACATCAATGATGTTACCAGTTTTAGCGGGAAGTCTTACTGCTTCTTCAACCGACTCTTTTCTGGTTGCTTTCTTTTTGACACAGTTTGGATATCTTTTTCCAAACATAGTCTTCATTCCTTTCTTCTCGTATCCAGGCCAGCACTTCTCTGTTAGTTGATCCCAGGAAAGTCCTTCAGACTTGTTACCCCAGTTTGCAGCGCCTACCTTACGACATTTGACTAGTGCTCCTGACGCATATGCACTAGGCCAAACACTGTAACGAGATTTTACTTTATGGTAACAGGCATCTTTAGTTCCGCTGCCCTTACCTTTTTTGTCCTTTTCTTGAATCAGTTCGATTTCCTCTTTCTTCATCTTTCTAGGACTATCAGTTTTAACATAGGTTGGTTTTGCAGCTCCAGTTTTTTGTGGTTGTCCTGGATCTGCTGCTCTTTTTCTTCTTTGTGCAGACTTTCTTTCAGCGTCTGACATTGAAGCTCTTTTTGCTGATGATACACACTTAGGTGTGGTTTTTTGTCCGGGTTGTCTAGCACAGGGTTTTCCTGATACGACTTGAACCCATCCGGGTTTACCGCCTTTAGAGCGAGAACCCTTGAACCATTGACGAAGGTTTCCACCCTCGTAGACTACTTCTTCTCCCATACCCCCGCCATTACCACCATTACCGTTGCCACTGCCGCCGTTGCCACCATTACCATTACCGTTGCCGTTACCATTTTTCTTGGTTTCAGATTCCGTGTCAGTGTCCTTTTCAAGCATACCTCTTCCACCCACATGGTATCCCATGGGAATCTTCTTACATTTTTTATCCGTAAAACAGTAATACTGTCCGGCAGGACACTTTTTCATAAGAAACTAGTAGTCTCGTATTATTTAGGTATTAATAGATGTTCTGATAGCTTTGAAAGTGGTAGAGTCTGTAGATGCTGGAGTAACAAGCAATCTTACGTTTCCACTTGATATATCGCTGCTGAATGTTGCTAAAGAACTTCCAGTCTTTATGATGGCATATTCTGTGTTATATGTCGTCGTTCCGTCATGTACGATGATAAACTCAACAGTGTGATAACTACTACCACTTGTCACTTGAAGTTGATATCTGGCAGATCTAAACTGATCTTTATCAAATACATCAAGTGCAACCTCATCTGTAGAAGTTGTTGTTGAACTTGATACAGTGATATTTTGAAAATTCTTTTGACTAATTAAATGTGGCATTAGGTTGCAGTCTCCAGAACACTCAGGATTAGTTTTAAACTGCTATTTGCGCTTGCAGATATTTTAATTGAATCACTTGTCTCAAGAACAAGTTTTCCGTCTAAGGGAATAAATGCATCACTAGGAGGAACAGTTGCATCCTTTACAATCTCAGTTGTAGTAGAACTTCTTACATGAGACATTGTGAAAGAAGCAGCACTCGATGAAATATTGGTGACGTGTGCATACAATACAATCGCTGTATATCCAGTTGGAGCAGTATAAACAGTCTGATCCGCAGTGGTAACTACAAGTGTTTCTGTTTGAAATCTATTAAGTGCTAATTGTGCCATTTAACTAAGTGCTAGGATAAAGGGTGTTACCTCAGAGAACAGACTTCTTGAGAATGCTCTACCACTAATTGTACCAGTGTTTTGATTGATTTGTAAGTCGTCACCAATCCTGAAGTTTCCTGCCTGATCAGTGCTAGTGTAGATTACTCTACCTCCATTTTGACTTACAACTTCATTTGCTTGAATCGTAACACCGCCTCTCTTAGGAGTGGCTGAAGTGATAGTATTTCCAGATCCGATATATTCAAAAGTATGGGAACTTGCAATAATCTTACTTTGTTGGAAGAAGAATACTGTAGATCCAACACCGACTGTATTGAGTAAATTCTCGTCAAGTGTTAATGTAGTAATTCCAGATACAATGGGTGTAGCACTATTTATTGTGTAGTAGATATCTGCCATATTGGCAGTTGCTGTAGCAGTATTAATTCCAACATTAGGTGCAGATATTGTTACTGAAGGAGTTGTTTCATACTGACTTCCGCTACTAATAATTGTAATCGATGCAACTGTTTCACCTTCTAAAGTTGCAAA